TTGCCGAAGCGCCCACCCTGGCCCGCAACCAGGCCAACCAGGTCAACGCCGCCATCACGGTGCTGGGCCGGGCCATCAGCTACAGCTGATGACGCAGGGGCCCGCCGCGGCCCCGCCTGAACCTTTCAGCGCGGCAGGCCGGTGCGCACCCCGCACCGGTCGGCACGTCGGCCCCGAACGTGCCACGCCGCGCTCCCTTCCAACCTCGGGCAGAACCAATCGGGCATTCACATGGGCATCAAGATCGTCGTTTCCAACCTCGTCAAGTTCAAGGTCAAGGGCACCATCAAAGACGAGGCCGGCACAGACCAGCCGTTCGACTTCCACCTCACCTGCCGCCGCCTGGACGCAGACCAGATCAAGACCAAGCTGGCTGACAACAGCGAAACCAGCGTGGCCGATTTCATGCTGGAAGTGATCGAAGACTGGCAGGGCGTGCGCGATGCGGACGACCAGCCGATGCAGTTCACTGAGCCCGCCTGGCGCCAGCTCTGCAAGATCCCTGGCGTCTCCCTCGTCGCCTTCCGCACCTACCTGGCCGAGGTGGGCGCGAAGGAAAAAAACTAGCTGCGCTCGCCCGGGAACTGGCCGAACACCACAGCCGCGATGCAACATCCAGCGCACCCCCACCCGGCAGCGCCTGGGCTCAAGCCCTGGCAGGCCTGGGCACGCTGGAGCCCGAAGCCCCGCCCGAGCGCAGCGCCTACCTCTGGCCTGACAACGTGCAAGCCTGGGCCTGCTGGCAGGGCGTGCAGACCCAGTGGCGCACCGGCATGGCAGGCGCCACAGGGCTTGACTACGCTGGCGTGCGCGCCCACCTGGACGAGCAGCCCGACATCGAGCGCGAAGCCCGCCCAGACATCTGGCGCGGCATCCAGGCCGCAGAGCGCGCCACGCTGGAAGTGTGGGCCGAACAGCGCGAGCGCGAGCGCGACGAACAGCAAGCCGCACAGCACCCCGCTGCGCGCGTCAGCCCGCTGAGGTAACGGCATGGCCACCAGCGAAATCGGCATCAAGATCGGCCTAGCGGGCGCGGAATCCGTCACCAGCGGCCTGCAGCGCGTAGGCGTCAGCATGGGCCAGCTCAGCGGGCAGGTGGACACCGTTCGCAACGCGCTCTCCACCCTGGCCCCCACGCTGGCAGGCGCCCTCACCGTGGGCGGCCTGGTGGCCTTCGTGCGGCAGACGGTCAACGCCGTGGACGCCATGAACGACCTGGCAGACGCCACCGGCGCCAGCATCGAGGAAATCAGCAAGCTCGACCAGGTGGCCCGCCGCAACGGCGCCAGCCTTGACCAGGTGGGCGGCATGCTGGTCAAGTTCAACGCCCAGCTCAAGGCAGCGGACGGCAAGAACGGCGCCAGCATCGCCCTGGAAGCCATCGGCCTGAGCGCCGCCAAGCTGCGCCAGCTGGACCCGGCAGAGGCCCTGCGCCAGACGGCCGTGGCCCTGGCCGGCTTTGAGAACGACGCCAACAAGGCACGCATCACCCAGGAGCTTTTCGGCAAGAGCGTGCGCGAAGCTGCACCGTTCCTGAATGACCTGGCAGAGGCTGGCGAGCTCAACGCCAGCGTCACGGCAGAGCAGGCGGCACAGGCGGACAAGTTCAACAAGCAACTGTTTGCCTTCCAGGCCAATGCCGGCGATGCAGCGCGCGTCATCACGCAGGAACTGCTGCCCACGTTGTCGGCCATCGCAGCCGAGTTCAACCGCACCAATGCCGCCGGCGACACCCTGGCCAAGTTCTTTGGCACCGGGCTGAAGGTGGTGCTGGAGACGCTGGCTGTGCTGGCCGCCAATGTGGCTTTCGTGTTCAAGGGCGTCGTCCGCGAACTGGGCGGCATCACGGACCAGATGAAGGCGCTGGCCAAAGGCGATTTTGCTGGCTCTAGCGCCATACGCAAGACCCTGATTGAAGACTCCATCCAGGCCCGCAAGGAACTCGACGCGCTTGAGGCCCGCATCATGGGCGTGCAAAACACCATGCGCGCCACTGATGCACTTCGCGCCCGCGAAGACCGCGGCTTTGTGCCAGGCCTTCGATCCGCCGGGGATATCGCCGCCGACGAAGCCCGCCGCAAGGCTGCGGAGCAAGCCTCCGTCGCAGCCGCCAAGGCCCTCGACGACGAAGCCAAAGCCATCGGCGAAGCCATCAAGCAGCGCGAGAAGTACCTAGAAACCCTCAGCGCCGGCACCGACAAGATCGCCAAGGAAACCCAGGCCCTGGCCGACCAGGTGGCGCAGGTGGTGCTGGGCAAGCAGGCCTTCCAAGACATCATCGACGCGCGCGAGGAAGAGCAAGCCGTCATCCTCGAAACCCAGGCCGTCCGCGCGCTGGACCGCAACCTGGACGCCAAAGAGTTTGATTCCCTCAAGGCCCAGGCGCAGGCCATCCGTGACCGCATCAACGCCCGCAAGGCCCTGGCCACGGCCACCGTGGAAGCCACTGACCGCGAAATCATGGCCCGCCGCAGCGCCTTCAAAGACCAGGACGCACAGGAAATCATCGACACCGAGCGCCTGAAGAACTCGCAGTCCATCATCGACGCCATCAACCGCGAAACCGAAGCGCTGCAGATGAGCAACGTGGAGCGCGAGGTCACCATCGCCCTGCTGGCGGCTGAGGCCCGCGGCATCAAGGCCGGCAGCTACGAGTATGAGGAATACGCCAAGAACATCCGCGCCGCCATCGTCAACCGCGAAACCGTGCGCGCCAGCATCGAGCAGACCAAGACCATTGAGCAAGAGTGGCGCCGCACCAGCGACCAGATCGGCCAAAGCCTGACAGACGCCCTGATGCAAGGCGGAAAGTCCGCCTGGGAATACATCAAGGGCCTGTTCCGCAGCATGGTGCTGCGGCCCATCATCCAGGCGGCGGTGAATCCGCTCGTCGGCAGTCTCGGCAGTGGTGGTGGCGGCGCGCTCAGCACCCTGGGCAGCATCAACAGTCTGGCCACGCTGGGCAGCGTCATCACCGGCAGCGTGGCCAGCAGCATCGGCAACGTCATCGGCACGGCCGGCACCCTGTTCGGCAGCAGCGCGCTGACGGCCTTCTCGGCCGGCATGAAAGGCGCCACCCTGGCCCCGGGCCTGATGGGGCCCACCACCGTAGGCGCGAGCGGCGCCATGGGCGCGGGCGCTTCGGCGGCCGCCGCCATTCCCTACGTGGCCGCCGCCCTGGCCGTGGCCAACGCGCTGGGCGTCTTCCGCAGCCGCAGCATCGTCGGCGGTGGCCTTACGGGCACCCTGGGCATGGGCGACATCCAGAGCTACGACCTGCAGCGCCGCGGCGGCACGCTCTTCAGCGGCCCCGAATACAGCATGGTCAACCGCCAGACCAGCACCGAAAGCGCCGCCATCCAAAGCGCCTTCGAGGCCCTGCGCACCAACGCCGCCAGCATGGCCGAAGCCCTGGGCCTGAGCAGCACCGCCGTCAAGAGCTTTACCACCACACTCGGCACCGACATCACGCAAAACGACATCGGCACGCGCGGCATCAAGCTCGATGGCCTCACGCCCGAGCAGGCCGCCAAGAAGGTGGAAGAAGCGCTGGCCGCCGCGAACGAAGACCTGGCCGCCTTCGTGCTGGGCGCCAGCCGCACCGTCACCGAGTCCATCACCACCACGGTGGAGGACTGGGAAAACACCGAGGGCGGAACCGTCCTTCGCGGCTACCTCACCCAGGTAAGCGAAGTCACCCGCACCATCGAAGCCACCGGCACCAGCTACGCCCGTGCCGGCGAAACCAACGTCCAGACCCTCACCCGCCTGGCCGGCAGCCTGAGCACCATCAACCCCGCGCTCGAGCTGCTGGGCCTGAACCTCTACGCCACCAGCCTGGCCGGCGCCGACCTGGCCAGCCAACTGGCCGACGCCTTCGGCGGCCTGGAGAACTTCACCCAGGCCAGCGCCGCCTACTACGCCGAGTTCTTCACCGAGGCCGAGCGCACCGCCAAGACCACCGCGCAGCTCACCGAAGCCCTGAGCGGCCTGGGCCTGGCCCTGCCCACCACGCGCGATGCGTATCGGCAACTGGTGGAAGCGCAAGACCTCACCACCGAGGCCGGGCGCAAGAACTTTGCCGTGCTGGTGCAGCTCAGCGGCACCTTCGCCGGCATCACCCCGGTGGTGGAAGACCTGGCCGAGGCCAGCGACCAAGCCACCGAAGCCCTGCGCAGCGCTGCCGACATCCTGCGCGAGCGCCAGGGCCTGGAGCGCCAACTGCTGCAGCTCCAGGGCGACACCGCAGCCCTTCGGGCACTGGACCGCGCCGCGCTGGACGAGAGCAACCGGGCCCTGTTCGACCGCATCACCGCGCTGCAAGACAGCCAGGCCGCCGAAGCCGCCGCCGCCGAAGCCACGCGCACGGCAGCCGCCGCAGCCGAGGAAGCCGCCCGTGCCGCCGCCGCTGAAACCCAGCGCATCGGCCAAGAGCGCCTGGGCCTGGAGCGGCAGCTGCTCCAACTGCAAGGCGACACCGCCACCATCCGCGCCCTGGAGCGCGCCGCGCTGGACGAATCCAACCGGGCGCTGTTCGACCGCATCACCGCCCTGCAGGACAGCCAGGCCGCCGAAGCCGCTGCCGCCGAAGCCACCCGCACGGCCGCAGCCGCAGCCCAGGAGGCCGCCCGCGCCGCCCAGGCCGAGGCCCAGCGCATCGGCCAGGAGCGCCTGGGCCTGGAGCGCCAACTGCTGCAACTGCAAGGCGACACCGCCACCATCCGCGCCCTGGAGCGCGCCGCGCTGGACGAGAGCAACCAGGCCCTGTTCGATCAAATCAATGCCTTGCAAGACAGCCAAGCAGCCGCCGCGCAAGCCGCCCAGGCGCAGCGCGACTACGCGGCCGCCGTCGAAACCGCACGTAACAACCTCGAACGCGCCCGCGCCGCCGTGCTGAGCGCACAGTCTGGCGTGGACGCCGTGCGCGCCGCCGGCACAAATGCCTACCTGAGCGCACAAGACCGCGTGGCTGCCGCGCAGGGCCGCATCGCGGACATCACATCTCAACTGGCCGACCAAGCCCGCAGCGCCGCGCTCAGCCTGCGCGAACTGGGCGCCAGCCTGCAAGAGTTCGTGGCCGGCGAGTTCACCGCCCCAGATGCCGCCTTTGCCGGCATCCTGCGCAAAGCGCTGGGCGGTGACAGTGAGGCCATGCGCGGCCTGCCCGATGCCGCCCGCGCCGCCATCGACCTGGCCCGATTCAACGCCCGCACAGCCGCCGAGGCCGCCACCGAGCGCGCCCGCATTCTCTCCAGCGTGGCCGAAGTGGCAGCGCTGGCCGCCGCCACCGTGGTGCCCGCCGCCACCCAGGCCGACCCCATGCTGGTGGCCACGCAGGAACTGACCGCCGCACAAACCGCACTGGCCGACGCGCTGAGCGTGGCCAACGCCATCGGCGCGCCGCTGACGCGCCAGGTCGAGGACCTGCTGGTCCAGTTCAAGGCGGCCGGCGATGCGCTGACAAAAGCCCTGGCCGACCAAGCCGCCGCTGCTCAGGTGCTGGCTAACATCGAGCTCAACACGTCCAATACCGTCACCGAAGTCAAGAGCCTGTCAGGCATTGCGGCCAAAGCCGAGCTGGAAGTGCAACTGAAGGCCGTGGCCGAAAGCGTGCTGCCTGACGAGATCAAGGCGCTGATTGCAGACAAGGGCAAGACCTACACCGCCACCATCACGGCGGTGGTGGACTCGGCCTTGAGTGAGCAGGAGAAAGCGCTGCTGTTGCAAGCAAACACCAGCGCGCTGCGCTCGGTGGTGATGGCGGCCGCGTTCTCGAAGGAATTGACCAGCGACCAGCAAAAGGCGCTGCAGTTGGTGGACGAAACGGTCACCAAAACGATCACCGCAGCCGTCGCCACCGGCACCCTGTCGTCAGAGCAAAAGCAACTGCTGGCCCAGCAGGCTGAAACAGTCACAAAAACCGTGCAGGCATTGGTGGACACCGGCCAACTGACGCAAGACCAGAAAAACCTGCTGGGCCTGTTGTCCAACTCAACGGCCACCGAAAGCACCGTGACGCTGCAAGGAACCGTGACATTTGATCCGTCAAACGCCCTGCGCAGCATCTTTGACAACATCACGCGCACCAACACGCTGCTGGCCAAGACGACGCTGGCATTGATGCCGGACACCGCGTCTCTGAGGCAGAAGGCCACCTTCTATTCCGGCTTCCGTGAGCTATATACCGACGCCGAAATCAGGAGGATCGCCGAAACGCTTTTTGGCCCACAGACAGACAGCGACTGGGCGGCCCTGAAAAGAGCCGCCGGCTTCGCCCTGGGCGGCGTGTTCGCCAACGGCCTGGTCACATCGCCCACGGCTTTTCCCATGGGCGTCATGGGCGAGGCGGGCCCCGAAGCCATCATGCCGCTGGGCCGATCGGCCGATGGCAGCCTGGGCGTGCGCATGTTCAGCGACAACGCCCGGCGTGAAGAAGCGCTGGTGGCCGAGATCCGCGCCCTGCGCGCCGAAATGGAAGGCCTGCGCGCCGAAGCCCGCTCCACTGCCGTGGCCACCAACAAGACCGCGCGCATCCTGGATCGGGTGTCGCCTGATGGCACCAGCCTGCAGACGGTGGCCGCCACATGAAACTCATCGCCCCCACGCCCTTCGTGGCCGCCACGCACCTGGTGAGCAGCAATGCGACTGAGGTTTACAGCGCCTGGGCCGTAGGCACCACCTACGCCAAAGACGCCTTCGTCGATTACGGCACGCACATCTATCAGAGCCTGGTCAACAGCAACACCGGCAACCAGCCTGACACCAGCCCCACCTTCTGGGTGCTCATCGGCCCGGACAACACGCACGCGATGTTCGATGACCAGGTGTCCACGGCCACCACGCGCAGCACCCCGCTCACCGTGGTGCTGGCCACCGGCCTGGCCAACGCCATGGCGCTGTTCGGCCTGGTGGGCACGCAGGCCGCCATCACGGTGACAGACGGCGCGGGCGGCCCCACCGTCTACAGCCGCACCGTCAACCTGGACGGCACCTTCATCTTCGACTGGTATCAATACTTCTTCGAGCCCTACGTGCAGGTGGAAGAAGTGGTGCTGACCGATCTGCCACCCTACGCCAGCGCCCGCATGACCGTCAGCGTGTCGGGCTCAGGCACCGTGGCAATCGGGCAACTGGTCTTCGGCAACCAGTACGAGCTGGGCGACGCCGAATACGGCGCCAGCCTGGGCATCGTGGACTACAGCCGCAAGGAAACCGATGAGTTCGGCACCACCACGTTCGTGGAGCGCGCTTTCAGCAAGCGCATGAACGTGCGCCTGATGCTGGACACCGTGCAGGTGGCCCGCGTGCAGCAGGTGCTGGCCCGCGTGCGCGCCAAGCCAGCCGTGTGGGTGGGCGTGCCCACCGATCAACTGTTCCGACCGCTAACCGTGTACGGCTTTTTCCGCGATTTCAACATCGACATCGCCTATCAGCTCAAGAGCTACTGCAGCCTCGAAATTGAAGGACTGGTCTGACCATGCCCACCTCACCCACCCCCATCACCTCACTGCCCACCGCGCCCAGCCGGGCAGACCCGGCCAACTTCGCAACGCGCGCTGATGCGTTTCTAGGTGCCCTGGGCACCTTTGGCACGCAGACAAACGCGCTTGGCTCTACCACGTACAACAACGCGGTGGAAGCGGCCACCAGCGCCACCACAGCCGGCACATCGGCCAGCAATGCCGCCACCAGTGCGAGCAACGCCGCAGCCAGTGCCACCGCCGCGGCCGGTTCGGCCACGGCTGCCGCAAACAGCGCTACCAGTGCGGCAGCCAGCTATGACGCATTCGATGACCGCTACCTGGGCAGCAAGGCCGCTGACCCATCGGTGGACAACGACGGCAACGCGCTGCTCACCGGCGCGCTGTACTGGAACACCAGCGCCAACGAAATGCGAGTCTGGAACGGCTCGGCCTGGGTCGTTAGCTACTTGCCCGCAGACGAATATTTGCAACTGACCGGCGGCGCGCTGTCGGGCAACCTCACGCTCTCCGCAGGCACCGCCAACGGCGTGACCTACCTCAACGGCAGCAAGGTTTTGACCACGGGGAGTGCGCTGACGTTTGATGGGACTGCAGTTTCACTTACAACTGCAGCCTCATCGTTTGTTGCAAAGTTCCCAGGCGGCGTACAGCAAATGGCGCTTGGTAGTGATGGTTCTAGCGGAGCATATATTGGAACACTAGATAACTACCCCGTTAGATTTCTTTTGAATTCCGCCGAACAAATGCGCCTCACCAGCACAGGTCTGGGGATTGGGACGAGTTCGCCGGGGGCAAAGCTGGATGTGTTTGGCAGTGGAAACATTGTCCGCTATGGCGACGGTACAAACACCTTTAACGTGCGCTTCAAGGGTCCGAATAACTGGGACCAGCAACTAGATACCGCAGCCGATAAATTTAGTATTCGTCGCAACTCTGTGGACTTTGTAGTAGTTGACTCCTCCGGCAAACTCGGGATTGGGACGAGTTCGCCTTCACAAAATTTGGAAGTCTCTGGCTCTAATGCTGTTGCTCGGGTTAGTGGCACAGCCGGTTCTGTCCCACAGCTTTCGTTGTCGTCTGCGGGTGTAGTTAACTGGTCGCTGCGATCCAACAATGATGCTGCTTCTGACTTCACCATCTATCAGGACTCGACGCCACGGCTTAAGATTGACTCCTTCGGCAACCTCGGGATTGGGACGAGTTCTCCTGTAGCAAAGCTAGATGTGCGGGCTGCGGCAGGCGGCATTTATCTGAACTCAACCACAGGAACCAACCAAGTTGCACTGCAAACCAACAACTCTGGTGGTGACTTCTATTTCGGTATTGACAACAGCGTAGGAAACAACTTCAACACCGGCACTGCTTACGCTGGTGTCCTGTGGCGCAGTGGCGCAAATCCTATCTGTTTCGTAAATAACAGCACCGAGCGCATGCGCCTCGACTCCTCCGGCAACCTCGGGATTGGGACGAGTTCGCCTGGAGCGAAGCTGGATGTAACAGGTACTGGATTGGTCAGTAGCTTTGGTTCCAACACTGTTGCAGAAACTTATATTCAAGTTAAAAATGGAACAAGCGCGCTTTATCTTGGCGGTGCGTCTGCTTACAACTATGTTTATAGTACAGCATCTATTCCATTGACATTTTGGACCAACGGCAACGAAGTCGGTCGTTTCTCCGCAGACGGCACATTCCGAGTAAAGGGCGCAGGCACTGCTGGCAGCACGGATGCAGTGCAGTTCAGTGGTAGCGCCCCGGCGTCGGCGATGACGCTGGATGCGAGTTCTCGACTCGGCATCAAGCAAACCTCACCGACTGTTGACTTGGATGTTGGCGCAAACGACAACACCGTTGCCGCGCTGTCGGTTCGGTACTCTACAGTTCCCGCATATCTGTCGAACAGTTTTGACGGCACAGTGGGACTTACCACTCTTTCTGTCAATTCTTACAACACTTCAAGCGGAAGCGCATCATGGTCTGCGTTCCAAAATACTGGATACGGTAATGCAGCGGTTCAAATAGCATCCGGGACTGGCGGTGCAGATATTCGCTTCCTGACCGCCGCTGCCGCAAACACCAATCCCACCGAACGCGCCCGCATCACGAGCGGGGGTGATTTGCTGGTGGGGGCGACGAGTCAGCCTGTTAGCGGCGTCACAACTCGGCTTGCTGTTGTGCAAAGCACTGGCGATTACTCTCAGGTAATCAACAACACCAATGCTTCTCCATATGGTCTTTACATCAAACACAACACAGACAGCAACGGAGCTGGAAACCCGTTTATTGTAGCGATAGGAAATGCAACCACTCGTTTTGCTGTCCGCTCAGATGGTGGAATTGAAAACTACAGCGCCAACAACGTCAACCTCTCTGACCGCCGCGAGAAAACTAACTTTGCTCCGGCCAAGTCTTACCTCGACACCATCTGCGCCATCCCGGTTCAGACGTTCAACTACATCGACCAATCGGAAGATGACCCCGGCCTGACGCTGGGTGTAGTCGCGCAGGACGTTCAGGCGGTCGCGCCTGAGTTGGTCATGGAATCCAACTGGGGCACGCCAGAAGAACCCAAGCAGCGCCTGAGCATCTACCAGACCGACCTGCAGTACGCGCTGATGAAGTGTGTGCAGGAACTCAAAGCACAGAACGATGAACTCCGCGCCCGTGTCGCGGCGCTTGAAGCCTAACCCCTGAAAGGACAACCATGACTACCTTCACTTGGATCATCGAATGGATGCAGTGCAAGCCCACTGAGGGCGACAACACCGACGTAGTTGTCACTGCTGGCTGGCGCTGCAACGGCGCTGCCGGCGACTACGCCTCTACGGTGTACGGCACCTGTTCATTCCCCGCGCCCGAGGGCTCTTTCACACCCTATCCAGACCTGACGCAAGACATGGTGCTGGGCTGGTGCTGGGACAACGGCGTGAACAAGGACGCAACTGAAGCTGCGGTGCAGTCGCTGATCGACAACCAGATCAACCCGCCCGTCGTGCAATTGCCGCTGCCATGGTCATCCGCCCCGCAAACGGCCTGATTGGCTGGACCCTTCGTCGCACGGGCTTCGCGGGAGTGTTGCTCCCGTGGGGCATCTACATCTTGCCCGAGCGCTTGCAAGACGAACGGCTCATCAAACACGAACGCGAACATGCACGGCAGATCAATGAGCACGGTGTGATCGGGTTCTACGCACGGTATCTGTGGTTCACCCTCCGCCACGGCTATCGAAACAACCCTCTGGAGGAACAAGCCCGAAAGGCAGAAGACAAATGAACGAACCCAAGATCACCCTTACCGATCTGTCTGTCAACGACATGAACGTGCTGCTCGCTGGCCTGGGCAAGCTGCCGCTGGACGCTGCGTACCCTGTGTTCATGAAGGTCAAGGCGCAAGCTGAAGCGCAGATCAATGCGCAAAAGAACCCGACCACCGCGGCCGGTGTGCCGTCGGCAGCGTAAGCCAGTGAGCATCGGTCCGCAGCGCGGTTCCCATGAAACCCGTGCGCCTCCTGGCCGCAGCCCTCACCCTCAGCGCCGCCGGCCTGGTGGCGCTGACGCAGGACGAGGGCTATACCGACCAGGCCGTCCGCCCGCTGCCCACTGACCGGCCCACCTACGGCTTCGGCAGCACCTGGCGGCCTGACGGCTCGCCCGTGCAGATCGGCGACACCATCCGGCCACCCCAGGCCCTGGCCCTCACCCTGCGCGAAGTGCGCAAAGGCGAAACCGCGCTGCACCGATGCGTCACCGCGCCGCTGACGCAGGGCGAGTTCGATAGCCTGGTCAGCCTGGCGTACAACGTAGGCGCCGATGCCGTGTGCCGCAGCACCATGGTGCGCCTGCACAACGCCGGCCAGCACGCCCAGGCCTGCGCCGAGTTCGATCGCTGGGTCTACTTCCAGGGCAAAGACTGCCGCGACCCCGCCCACCGCTGCGGCGGCCTGCCCAAGCGCCGCGCCGCCGAGCGCGCCATGTGCCAAGGCCGCCCATGACCCGCGCCCTGCTGGCTTGCATCCTGGTGGCGCTGGCCCTGGCCGGCGTGCAAACCTGGCGCCTGCAGCGCGCGCAGCTCACCGCCGCAGATCTGCGCACCGAGATCCAAGCCCAGCGCCGCCAGGCCGCCGAAGACCGCGCCCAGGCCGTGGCCGCCAGCGCCAGCGCAGCCGCCGCCTACCGCAGCATCGAGCAAGCATGGATCCACAAGCACCAGGAGATTGCCCTTGAAGCCCAAACCCAAGCCCGCGCCCTGGACGCTGCCCGCACTGCTGGTCGCATTGCTGGTGACGGCCTGCGCCACCGCGCCGACGAGCTCGCCGCCACTGCCGCCTGCCCCGCCCCCACCCCCGCAGATCCCGCCCCTACCCCCAGCAGCCCACCAACCCCCAGCCCCGCCACTGTGCTTGCCGACGTGCTTGGACGGCTGGAAGAAGCTGGTCGAGAGCTTGCTGCGGTAGCGGATGCAAGGGGTAGAACGGGCGCCGCGTGTGAGCGGGCTTATCAGGCGCTTCTGAACGGCGCAGTGCTACCGGAATTGCTACCGGGCGGCCCCGCTACTAGGTAATTCCCCCCATTGAACTACGGCGGGCACCCCCAAGCCTACCACGCCTTCCCCTCTAGAACATTCACCCCAACACCCCCCACAATCACCCCCATTCACTACCTCAGTGCTACCGTTTGCATTCGGTAGCACTTCGGCGAATCAGGGGGCGGGCGTGGCGAGCATCATCGAGGTGAAGGGAAAGTGGCGGGCGCAGGTGCGGCGGCGGGGGGTGCAATCGTACACGCGCACGTTCACCACCAAGGCGGCGGCTGAGCGCTGGGCGCGGCAGCTTGAGGCGGACATTGACCGTCAGCGCGACGGCAGCATGCCGGCCGGGCCGGTGGCGGGGGCGGCGTCGGGGCGGGTGGTGCTGGTGGCTGACCTCATCCAGGCCTACCGGGAATTGCGCGACCAGGCGCGGCCCATCTCTGATGCCTCCACCGAGCACTACACGCTCAAGCACCTGGCGCACCACCTGGGCGCGCGTGATGCGCTGCGGCTCACCGCGCAGGATCTGGTGGGCTACTGCTCAGCGCGGCGTGATGACGGCGCCGGGCCCTACACCTGCAACATGGACATCGGCAAGCTGGGCACGGTGCTGCGCTACGCGGCCCTGGCCCGCAAGGTGACGCTGCCCGATGTGGTGGGCCAGGCCCGCCCGCTGCTTTCGCACCTGGGGCTGATTGGCGGCGGCGGCAAGCGCGAGCGCCGGCCCACTGAGGACGAGCTGCAGCGCCTGGTGGCCCACCTGCACGCGCAGCACGGGCCCGTGTATGCCGATGTGGTGCGCTTCGCCGTGCTGACGGCCATGCGCCGCGGTGAAATCGTGCGCCTGCGCTGGGCCGATGTAGACGCCACCAAGCGCCTGGTGCTGGTGCGCGATCGCAAGCACCCCCGGCGCAAGGCGGGCAACGACGAGTGGATTCCCCTGCTGGGCGACGCCTGGCCCCTGCTACAGCGCCAGCCCCGCGGCGACGGCGAGCTGATCTTCCCGCTGCACGAGCAGACGCTGAGCAAGTATTTCCGCTGGGCCTGCCAGGCGCTGGCCATCCCGGATCTGCACTTTCACGATCTGCGGCACGACGGCACCTCGCGCCTGTTCGAGGCTGGGTATCAGGTGCAGCAGGTGGCGCTGGTGACTGGGCACAAGAGCTGGAACATGCTGCGGCGGTACACGCAGCTTAAGCCCGAGGATTTACATCGGCCGGCTGAAGCGGAGTAGGCGGGCTATTGCGAGTTGGGCCCTTCGCAGTCGCCAGTCAGCCAGCGCGTGCACCTCTCATCTTCGTTCTCCACGCACTGCGGGTAGCGGCATCGGGTGCGCTCGTAATCTGCGCGCGCCTGCCAGCCGTTCCACAGTGTGTTGGTGACCCAGGCGTCGTAATGCTCCGGCGTATTCTCTTGACGCGCCAACTGAAGGCCCCGAACACTTGCCCAGCGCTCAAACGCGGCGCGCTCCGAGGCCAAGCCTATCGTGCCAGGCTGCAGCTCTGCCGGCTGCCCTTGGAGCTTTGAGAGGTCATCCATGTCTCATCCTATCGCTTGAGATGCGCCACATCATGCCGCCCCCAAAAACGCCCGAAGAGCCCCTGCAGCCGTGTCTGGGCTCCAGGCTTCGCAGGAGTCGCCCCAGACGCTGGCAGGTTTGCGCAGCACCCAAGCAGGCCCATTCGTGCGGTCGGGACGATGGCACATGGGGTAGAAGTGCAGCAGGCCCTGGGCCACCAGCCAGTCGATCCACTTCTGTTCACTGGCGGCACCAGCCTCGCACATCGATTCCAGCAACATCACACGCGCACGAAGTTCGGCAATCTCTCGCGCGTCTTCGCATCGGTCACAGACGCGGGCCAGTTGGCCGTGCTGACAGTCGCGCGCCATCACGCCCCCACCACCGCCGCTTCGCGGCACTGTTCGAGGTAGGCGTCCACGTCCTGGAAGTCGGCCCAGCGTTTGCCGTGGGCGCGGTAGGTGGCGATGGGGAAGCTGCCGTCGCTGATCTGATTGTTGATGGTGGCGCGGCTGATCTTCAGCACGGCGGCCAGCTCGTCAACGCTCAGGCGCGGGCCGTAGCGTTCGAGCAGCGCGGCTTGGGTGAGTAGGCTCATGGGTGGGCTCCTGGTGGGGGAGTCGGTCGGTCAGACATTCAGTCAGTGGATGCCGTGGTGCGCTTCGGTGGCCCGCACCAGCGCCAGGCCGCTGTGGGCGCGGGCCAGGGCGCGGGCTTGGTGGTCGGCCATGCGCTGCTGGCGCAGGTGCAGGGGCTCCCATCCGTCGATGAGGGCCAGCTCGTGCTGAGCGGGCGGAAGCTGCAGGTACCGGTACCAGCCCTGTCCCTTGACCAGCTTGCGCCAGGCGGCGGGCAGCTGCAGGTCGTCCGTGGTGGTGCGCAGCGCCTCGGCCTGGCGCTGCAGCTCGGCGATCTGGTGCTCGATGTGGGTGAGGGTCACTTGATCCATGCCCACAGCCCCCAAGTTGCAACCGCCAGCATGGCGACCAGGCCGACGATGGCCAGCACTACCAGCAGGCGGCCGAAAAGCTCAAGGCCGCTGCCGTCATCCAGTGGGTTCTCTCTCACTTCAGGCCTCCTTCGTGGTCTTCAGGGTTTCGGTCATACAGCCTCCCCCTCCAACGCCTCAGTCAACATCTCCCGAATGCTCACCAACTGATGCCGCGTCTCCACCAACTCCCCCAGCGTCTGCCCGTAGACGGTGATGTGCCGGTCAATCGCCGCGCCCTGTTCCTCCAGCAGCGCCGCAGCGCGCACCAGGGTGGCCAGGTCTTTGGCGGTGACCTGGTGCCCGCGGTGCGCCACGATGCGCAGGCGCTGGGCCAGGGTGCTGGCGGCTGTGCGGTGAGGGCTGGGGGTGTGCTTCACGCGGTCACCTCTTGCGGCGGATGCACCACCCGCGCCCCGGGCTCACCACCGGCCAGCGCCCGGCGCACGCGGTGCTGCACGGCTTCACCGGCCGCGAAGCGCTCGGCCTGGGTGATGCCGCTCATCAGCTCCACCCAGCCGGCGCGCAGCTCGTGCAGGGCGGCCAGTTCACTGGCACGCGCAGCACGCACACCGGTGGCGCGCTGACGGTCCAGGATGGCTTCGCAGGCGTCTTGCGCGGCCTGCACCAGGCCGTGCGGGTCTTGCGCCTTGCGCATGATGACCAGCTGCTCGACCAGGTTGACCGCATCGAAAATCTCGCGCCAGTGCGCCTGGCTGGCCTGGCCCCGGGCCACGGCGCGCACGGCGTCGTCAATGGCCAGGGCCCACAGGGTCTGGTCATCCCGGCTGAGCCAGGACACGCCTTGGATGGCCACCAGGTGGGCCGTGGGGTTGACGCCGCGAGGGCGGTATCTGCTGCGCTTGCGGGTCATGTCAGTAGTGGGCGAACCCGGTGTGCGCAGCCGGGTCTGCATCGCCGCAGGCCAGCGG